AAATATAATGAGTAAATTAGAAGACAACGAGTTAAAAGAATTAAGGGAAAGTATTGAAACAATAAATAGCTTACAGATGAAGATCGGTGGATTGGAATCTCAGAAGCACAATTTATTACACGAAATAACAATTTCAGTAAATTCTTTTAAATTATTTCAATCAGAGTTGGAAAAGAAGTACGGGAAAGTGAACATTGATATTACTACCGGCGAAATTAAGAAAGAAGATGGGGATAGTAAGGAAGATTAGTATAGGTAAAGACTATAAAAATGACGCCATGCACTACGCTGTTGGACAGGAAGTGTATGGTGGTCATACAATAGTTAATATAATAGAAGAAGAAGATAAGTACTCTATTTATATACAAAAAGGTAAAGAAATATTGCCTTGGAAAGAATTCAATAAAAATATGGCTATTGCTGTAGAATTTGATTTAGAGTATTAAATGAAAGCGATGTTCGAGTTTATTGTTAAGCCTAAAAATGGTAGAAACAATAACGTAAAGAAAATTGACGGAAATACTCTTTTATTAAATACTGAAATACAAAACCATAATTACGTAAGTAGATTAGGTGTAGTTATAGCAGCTCCGGCTGAGAGTTATAACGGAATAGAAGTAGGTGACGAGGTTATAGTTCATCACAATGTATTCAGAAGGTATAGAGATATAAGAGGCGTAGAGAAAAATAGTAAAAGTTTTTTTGAAGAAGATATGTTCTTTGTTGACCCTAGTCAAATATACGCATATAAAAAATCGCAAGAATGGGAAGCTTGTGGAGGTTTCAATTTTGTAAAGCCAATCGAAGAAACTAAAATGTTTTCGATGGATTTTGAAAAGCCACTAGTAGGTGTGTTAAAAACAAAGGATCCTAAACTAACATCAGTTGATGTTGAGGACTTAATAGGTTTTAAACCAGGAAGCGAATACGAATTTATAATAGACGGGCAGAAGCTTTACAGAGTACCCACCAATCAAATCACAATTAAATATGAACGTCAAGGAAACGAAAAGGAGTATAATCCAAGCTGGGCATAGAGCAGTTGAAGAATTGATAAAAGTAGCCAAAGAGGCTATTGTAGATTCAGATGACGATTTAACAGCGGATAAACTTAAAAATGCTGCCGCTACCAAAAAGCTAGCAATATTTGATGCTTTTGAAATACTTTCACGTATTGAAGAAGAAGAAAGAATATTAGAAGATAGACCTAAGGAAGAGGTTGCAAAGGAAGCTTTTAAGGGATTTGCTGAAAAAAGATCTAAGTAATGTATAAGCAGAATTTATATAGCGTAATAACGCCTATAAAGCGAAATACAATATCTAGACTTAATAGATCTAAGAAATGGAAGTATGGCTACAATAAGGAACATGATGTTGTAGTTATTAGCAAAACTGGAGAAATTGGTGATATATACGATATACAAGGCTTGAAAATAGCTTTACCAAAAACTCCTATTAAAATAAGTAAATCTAATGATAAATGGACTGTCGAAGAATTCCCTAAAGAACTCAAGCAAATACAAAGCGTATTTGAGTGGAGGGACTATCCGGAGAATTTCCATAAAAAATGGGAACCGTATATAGATGAACAATTCAAACGCAGAGACGAAGGGTATTGGTTTAATAATAAAGGTGTGGATACTTACATTACTGGTACTCACTTTATGTACCTGCAGTGGTCCAAAATTGACGTTGGGAACCCAGACTTTCGGGAATCAAACAGATTATTCTACATATTCTGGGAAGCTTGCAAAGCAGACATCAGAGCTTATGGTATGTGCTATCTCAAGAACAGACGTTCGGGATTTTCATTCATGGCTTCAGGGGAGACAGTTAACATGGCAACCATATCAAGCGATGCACGGTTTGGGATTTTGTCCAAATCTGGATCCGATGCAAAAAAGATGTTCACAGATAAAGTTGTACCCATTAGTGTTAACTTCCCGTTTTTCTTCAAACCAATACAAGACGGTATGGACAGGCCGAAGACAGAGCTTGCCTACAGGATACCAGCGTCGAGACTCACTAGAAAAAGCATACAGAATAGAAGCGACCAGGAATTACTCGAAGGACTTGATACGACGATCGACTGGAAGAACACGGGTGATAATTCCTACGATGGAGAGAAGCTCAAACTTCTCGTCCACGACGAATCGGGTAAATGGGAAAGGCCGGATAATATATTAAATAACTGGCGTGTAACTAAAACCTGTTTAAGATTAGGTGCTAGAATTATAGGTAAGTGTATGATGGGTAGTACCTCAAACGCTTTAGATAAAGGTGGTGAAAACTTTAAAAAACTTTACAATGATTCAGCTGTCACTAAAAGAAACCGCAACGGACAAACTAAGTCAGGATTATATTCTTTGTTCATACCTATGGAATGGAATTACGAGGGATTCATTGATTCTTATGGAATGCCTGTATTCGATACCCCATCAGAGGATTGCGTTGGACCAAACAATGAAAAGATTGAAGTAGGTGTAATAGAGCATTGGAGCAATGAAGTAGACGGATTAAAAAGTGATCAGGATGCTTTAAACGAATTTTACAGACAATTTCCTAGAACAGAAGAACACGCTTTTAGGGATGAAACAAAAAACAGTATATTTAATTTAGTTAAAATATATGAACAGATAGATTACAACGAAGACCTTGGCAATTCTGGAGTAATTACAACAGGTAGTTTTAGTTGGGAAAATGGCATAAAAGATAGCATGGTTAGATTTACACCTAATCCTAGTGGAAGGTTTAAAATATCTTGGGTGCCAGGTCTTACTTTACAAAATAAACAAACCATTAGAAACAATATAAAAAGCCCCGGAAATGAGCACATGGGTGCTTTTGGTTGTGATAGTTATGATATTTCAGGAACAACAGACGGAAGAGGGTCTAAGGGAGCTTTACATGGATTAACTAAGTTTAGCATGGAAGATGCTCCACCGCATACATTCTTTTTAGAATATGTAGCTAGACCTCAAACGGCAGAAATATTTTTTGAAGATGTGCTGATGGCATGTGTATTCTATGGAATGCCTATATTGTGTGAAAACAATAAACCTAGGCTTTTGTATTATTTTAAAAGAAGAGGATATAGAGGTTACTCTATGAATAGGCCGGATAAGTTATGGAACAAGCTTTCTGTTACTGAAAAAGAAATAGGTGGTATACCTAACTCTTCTGAAGACATTAAGCAATCACACGCTGCCGCTATAGAATCTTATATAGATCAGTATGTGGGATTAAAAGGAGATGGACAATATGGTACAATGTATTTTAATGAAACATTAAATGATTGGGCTAAATTCGATATAAATAATAGAACAAAATTTGATGCTGCTATAAGTTCTGGTTTGGCTGTCATGGCTTGCAATAGACACTTGTACGCCCCGGCTGCTCGAACAGAAAAAAGAAAATTAAATTTAAAAATAGCTAAATACACTAATACTGGTGGTTTATCAAAATTAATAGAAAAATAAAAATATGGCTGAGTCAGTTATAACAAGTTATTTTCCAAGCCAGATTGCTAGCGATGAGGAAAAAATCTCTATAGATTACGGAAGGTCTATAGGTAGAGCTATTGAAAACGAATGGTTTAAAACAGGTAGTGGTACGAGTAGATTTAAAAGTAATCAAAACACTTTTCATGAGCTAAGACTTTATGCTAGAGGAGAGCAGGGTGTTCAAAAATACAAAGACGAGCTATCTATTAATGGTGACTTATCTTACTTAAATTTAGACTGGAAGCCTGTACCTATTATACCGAAGTTTGTAGATATAGTGGTTAATGGTATTTCAGATAGATCTTTTGATATTAAAGCGTATTCGCAGGACCCTTACGGCGTAGACAAGCGTACCAAATATATGGAGTCTATATTAAGAGATATGCAAACCAAAGACTTAAATGAATTTGCTCAAGCGGAATTTGGCGTTAACTTATTTGAAACAGACCCAGAAACACTCCCTAAAAATAAAGAAGAGTTAGAATTGCACATGCAGCTTAGCTATAAACAGCAAGTAGAATTAGCTGAGGAACAAGCTATAAGTGTATTGCTAGAAGGCAACAAATATGACTTAATAAAAAGACGTTGCAATTACGATATTACAACTATAGGTATTGGAGCGGTTAAAAATTCATTTACAAAAGCAGAGGGGGTTAAAGTTGAATATGTAGACCCTGTAAATTTAGTGTGGTCTTATACAGACTCACCCTATTTTGATGACATATATTATGTAGGCGAAATACGAAGCGTTCATTTGAATGAGCTTAAAAAACAATTTCCAGGATTAACAGAAGATGATTTAAAAGAAATATCAAGTCAATCTTCTAGTAACAATGGATTTTATGATCGCACGCTAACAAACAGTAATGAAGACGATTCCAATACGGTTCAAATACTATATTTTAATTACAAGACGTTTGCTAATGACGTTTATAAAGTAAAAGAAACAGCTACAGGTGCTGAAAAAACAATACCCAAAAGTGATGCTTTTAATCCTCCGGAAGAAATGATGGAAGAGATGGGTATTTCTAAATTGTCGCAATCACTGGAGGTTTTGTATGAAGGAGTTAAAGTACTTGGTGGAAAAATGCTTAAGTGGGAAATGGCTAAAAATATGATAAGGCCAAAGAGCGACTACAGCAAGGTTAAAATGAATTATAGCATTGTTGCCCCAAGAATGTATAAAGGCCGAATAGAAAGCATTGTATCGCGTATAACGGGGTTTGCAGACATGATTCAGTTGACACATTTGAAGTTACAACAAGTTATGTCAAGAATGGTTCCTGATGGAGTATACCTAGATGCGGATGGTTTAGCGGAGGTTGATTTAGGTAATGGTACAAATTACAATCCTCAGGAAGCTTTGAATATGTATTTCCAAACAGGTTCTGTTATAGGTAGATCATTCACCCAAGAAGGCGACATGAATCCTGGTAAAGTTCCTATTCAGGAATTACAGACTGGGTCAGGAGGAGCTAAATTGCAAAGTTTAATAGCAACATATAATTATTATTTACAGATGATTCGGGATGTTACCGGATTAAACGAAGCTAGAGATGGAAGCACTCCAGATTCTAGAGCGTTAGTAGGTGTACAAAAATTGGCTGCTGCTAATTCAAACGTAGCTACAAGACACATACTGGATAGCAGTTTGTTTTTAACAGCAGATTTATGTGATAATTTATCGTTAAGAATATCAGATATAATAGAGTATTCTCCAACAAGAGAAGCTTTTATTCATAAAATAGGTAATCAAAATGTAGCTGTTTTAGCTGAGATGAGTAATTTATATATGTACGACTTTGGTATATTTATAGAATTAACTCCTGACGATGAAGAAAGAGCTGTTCTTGAAAACAATATACAAGCAGCTGTATCCGCAGGTATGATAGATTTATCTGATGCTATCGACTTACGCGATATTAAAAATATTAAGCTAGCTAATCAATTGCTTAAAGTAAGAAAGAAAGAAAAGCAAATGTTAGATCAAAAGATGCAGCAAGAAAATATGCAGGCTCAAGCTCAAGCTAACGCGCAAGCAAGTCAAGCCGCGGCCCAATCTGAGGTGCAAAAACAACAAGCCTTAACTCAACAAAAGATTTCTTTTGAACAAGCTAAAGCTCAAATTGATTATCAAAAGCTAATGCAAGAAGCTACTCTAAAGAAAGAGTTAATGCAATTAGAATTCCAAATGAACATGCAACTAAAAGGTGTAGAGGTTCAAGGAAGAAAAAATGAATTACAATCAAAAGAAGATAGAAAAGACGATCGTACTAAGATACAAGCGTCCCAACAAAGTGAATTAATAAATCAAAGACAGAACGATTTACCGCCTCAAAACTTTGAATCCAGCGGGAACGATATACTTAGTGGAGATTTTGACCTAGGTTCCTTTGATCCTAGGTAATAATAATAGTAATAATTATATAATATTTTATCATGTCAGAAGAAACAACACAAGAAACACCTGTGGTTGAAGAAACAGCTCAGGAAGTTCAAAAGCCAATGTCATTTGACGATGGCATTATTAAAGTAAATTTAGGAGAACTAAACAAATCTCAAGAGGATGCCGTTCAAGAACAAATCCCAGATGAAAGCGATGTTACTGTCGAGCAACCCGAGGGCACGCAGAGTAGCGAAGCAGTGGTTGAGCAAGTACAAGAGCCCATTCACGTTGAGGAGTCCGTTCTTGAAGAAATAACAAATGAAGAAGTTGCTGAAGTTGCGGAAGAATTACAAGAAGATATCCAGGAAGCTATAGCTGAACAGCAAGAATCTGGTGTTGAATTACCGGAAAATATTCAGAAGGTTGTTGAATTTATGAATGAAACCGGAGGAAGCTTGGAAGATTACGTAAAACTCAATACCGATTATTCTTCTTTAGATGAAGGGCAATTACTTAGAGAATATTATGAATCAACAAAACCTCATTTGGATGCAGAAGAAATTAACTTCTTAATGGAAGACAACTTTTCTTATGATGAAGACATGGATGAGGATAGGGACATTCGAAGAAAAAAATTAGCGCGTAAAGAAGAACTAGCAAAAGCTAAAGGACATTTAGACGGGCTAAAAGGCAAGTATTACCAAGAAATTAAAGCTGGATCAAAATTAAATCCAGAACAAAAAAATGCGGTTGATTTTTTTAATCGCTATAAAGAAAACAACGAGGAGGCTACTAAAGTAGCTGATAAACAAAGGTCTGCTTTCGATAGCAAGACAGAACAACTTTTTTCTAAAGATTTCAAAGGTTTTGATTTCAGTGTTGGCGAAAAGAAATTCCGTTTTAAAGTTAACAATGCGGACCAGGTTAAGGAGAGTCAAAGCGATATCACAAATTTTGTCAAGAAGTTCTTGAATGATAAAAATGAAATGAGTGATGCTGCAGGTTACCACAAATCCTTATACACAGCTATGAACGCTGATGCAATTGCAAATCACTTTTATGAGCAAGGAAAATCCGACGCAATTAAAGGTTCAATGGCCAAAGCCAAGAATATCGATATGGATCCTAGAGGGACTCATGAAAACGTCGTAGCTTCTAACGGATGGTCAGTTAAGTCAATTTCAGGTGGTCAAAGTTCTTCTAAGTTGAGAATTAAAAGTAAAAAATAATTAAACTTAAAACAAAACCAATATTATGGCAAACCCAAACGGACAATTTGGAGTACCCCCAGGTACCCCTGCTGGCGCGCAGTTAAATCATTTAACTCCACGCCCAACACAAACATTATTTAATGACAACTATTTAACTTTAACTGATTTAGATTTTACACAACAATTTTTACCAGAAGTATACGAGAAAGAAGTAGAAAGATACGGAAACCGTACTATCTCTGGATTCTTACGTATGGTAGGAGCAGAAATGCCTATGGCTTCTGATGTAGTTGTATGGTCTGAGCAAGGAAGATTACACATTGCGTATGACCCTGTAGCTGTCTTAGCCGCGCAAATAACAATCCCTGGGGACGCTAACAATGCTTCAACTAATTTAATTGGCCCTGGAGCAACTGTAGTAGTAGCTTCTGCTAATGGATTAACAGTTGAAAAAGCTTACGTACAAGCTGTAGGTGCACCTAACGCTGGAACTGGAGACGTTATATTAACTGTAGCTGGATATGCTGGAGCTCTTACTCCTCAAGCTGCTGGTAAAGTATTCGTATACGGTTCTGAATATGCTAAAGGAACAAGCAACGCTGGAACATCAGTAGATGCTGCTTTTGAGAAATTTGACAACAAACCAATTATCTTAAGAGATAAGTACGCTGTAAGTGGTTCTGACACTGCTCAAATCGGGTGGGTTGAAGTAACAACTGAAGCTGGAACTTCTGGATACTTATGGTATTTAAAATCTGAGCACGAAGCTAGAATTCGTTTTGAAGATCAATTAGAGATGAGTATGATTGAAGCTGAAAAAGCTGTAAACCCAATTGCTCCAGCTACTGGATTAGGTGGCGGAACTGCTCTTACTGGATCTGACGGTCTTTTCTCTGCACTTGAAACTAGAGGATTAGTTTATACTGATGCTGACTTCGGTTCAATAGCAGCAGGAGCAACTGGACTTGAAGACTTTGATGCTATTTTAGGAGAACTAGATAAGCAAGGGGCTATTGAAGAGAACATGATGTTCTTAGATAGAGCTACTTCTTTAGGGATTGACAACATGTTAGCTGCACAAAATTCTTACGGAGCAGGAGGAACTTCTTTTGGAGTATTCGAAAATTCTGAAGACATGGCACTTAACTTAGGATTTAGCGGATTCCGTAGAGGATCTTACGATTTCTATAAGACTGACTGGAAATACTTAAACGACTCTACAACTAGAGGATTAGTTGGAGATGTTGAAGGAGTTATTGTACCAGCTGGAACTTCAACTGTATATGATCAATCATTAGGACAGAACATTTCAAGACCATTCTTACACATCCGTTACAGAGCTTCTGAAGCAGATGATAGAAAGATGAAATCTTGGATTACTGGATCTGTTGGTGGAAACTATACAAGTGACGAAGATGCAATGAACGTTCACTTCTTATCAGAAAGATGTTTATGTGTACAAGCTGCTAACAACTTTGTATTGTTGAAAAAAGCCTAGTACTAAATTAATGTAATTCTTACCCTCGTTGAATCTACGGGGGTAATTATTACCCTTATACGACAATAGCCTCTTATTAATTATATATATAAGCTATCGTCACACTTTTAAAAACTATTTAATTATATCATATTATGGCTAAACAAGCTGTAGCAAAGAAAGTTGAGGTTGCTCCTCAGCCAGTAGCAGTAAAATCTGCTCCACAAGCACCTGCTAAACCAGTGTTTGAATTTAAAGATAGAACTTATGTTTTAAAGACGGGTAAATCTCCGTTGGTATATAGTATGCCATCTAAACATAGTCAAAGAAAACCTTTATTGTATTTTGACAAAGAGTTAGGTTACAATAGAGAATTAAGATACGCAACCAATCAGCCATCAGTTTTTGCTGACGAACAGAAAGGCACATCTACCTTAGGTAGAATTATATTGCGTAATGGACAGTTAGTTGTTCCCAAAGAACAAGTTGCTCTTCAAAAATTATTATCACTATATCATCCATTTAAAGACCAAGTATATTACGAATTTGACCCGGTAGGAATTTCAGAAAATGAATTAGACTGGATTGAACTAGAATTAGAAGCATTGAACTCAGCAAGAGAAATGACAGTTGACGAAGCTGAAGCGATCTTAAGAGTTGAATTTGGAAGCAAGGTTAGCGATTTATCTTCTAGCGAAATTAAAAGAGATCTTATGATCTTCGCAAAAAGACAACCGCATTTGTTTATACAATTAGCAAATGATGATAATGTACAATTAAGAAATGTTGGTGTTAAAGCTGTTGAAGCTAATATCATAAGTTTATCGCAAGATCAACGAACATTCAATTATGGAGAAACGAACAGGAAACTTTTAACAATTCCGTTTGATGAGCATCCATACTCCGCATTAGCTGCATACTTCAAAACAGATGAAGGTATGGAGGTATATAAAGCGATTTTAAAGAAACTTTACTAAGTTACCTTTTATAGTGGTTAGGCTGCTTCTAAGGTAGCCTAATTTACTATAAATAATAATAAAAAATATGAGCGTAAGTGTAGATACTGTTTATCAAAGAGTATTAGGAATACTCAATAAAGAACAACGAGGGTACGTTACGCCTCAAGAATTTAATTTGTTTGCAAATCAAGCACAGTTAGATTTGTTTGAACAATACTTTTATGACATTAATCAATTTGGAAGAATACCTGGTAATGATACAGAGTACTCTGATATGTTAGATGTCTTAAATAAAAAAATATCAGCGTTTGAGGATTCCTCTGCGTTGACTTACCATACTGATCACTACAAATTGCCTACTGATATGTATCGATTAGGTACGGTTATTTACAAAAATACTACAACTAAAGATCTGTATCCTTCACCAACACAAATCGCTAATTACCCAGCAGCAAATCCTACTGTATATAGGCAGACTACAAATGAGTTAATAGAAGCTGAGCGAATTAATATGAATGAATTTTTGTATATAAACGCTTCGCCTTTAACAAAACCTAAAAATGTTAGGCCAGTGTATACTGCCAATAGTAAAGGTGTTAACGTGTACGGAGCAGAAGAAATAACTGCCGCAGGTTCTGTAAGCATAACTTACATACGTGAGCCAGCGAAAGTTGAATGGGGCTACCAAATGATATATGGGGAGGCTTTATACGATTCAACATCTGCAGTTGATTTTGAATTGGATCCATCGGAAGAGACTGAACTTGTAATAAAAATATTAGAGCTTGCTGGAGTTTTGATTAAAGATTTAAGTCTATATCAAGTTTTTAATGCAGAAGAACAACAGAAAATTCAACAAGAAAAATCATAACGCATGGGACTTATAGATATGAATGATGAGCAGTATTACTTAGGGCCAGATGGCGTTTGGGATAGCTGGGATGAGAATTACGGTAATTACCAGTTTACAAGTATAAAAGATATAATAAACAATTTTATTATATCTTATGTAGGAGAAAGCAAAATAATTAGCAAAATAAAAAGAACAGACGTGGCTTTTCACGCTCAACGAGCAATACAAGAATTTAGCTACGATGTTTTACCTTCTGTGCAAGCTCAAGAAATTGAAATTGGACCATCTTTAAACTTTGTGTTACCTAAGGACTATGTAAATTACGTTAAGGTTACATGGATGGATAATAGCGGTATAGAGAGAACTGTATACCCTGCTAGAAAGACATCTAATCCTAATCAACCTATATTGCAGGATGGGGTTGAAGAGTATATGTTCGATGAGCAAAACAGAGAAAACCTTTTGTCTGAACAATCTCTTACTAAAACAACTTTTCAAACAGCTGGAGGTGATAGGCAACAGAATTTAAACAACATAAACAACTCCGATATACTTAATAATAATCATTTTGGACAACGCTACGGGTTAATCCCTGAATATGCTCAGTCCAACGGTGTGTTTTATATAGACAAATCAAAGGGTATTATAAACTTTGATTCGAGCTTTGTAGGTAGGATAGTTACATTAAAATATATATCAGACGGCTTAGGTAACGATGAAGAATTAACTGTACATAAGTTTGCAGAAGAGGCTTTATATAAATACATTGCACACGCGATACTGGCTACCCGAGCAAACACTCCTGAGTATCTAGTTATGAGGTTTAAGAAAGAAGCTGCAGTAGCTAGACGTAATACTAAATTAAGATTATCAAATATTAAAATAGAGGAAATTGCTCAAGTTATGCGCAACAAGTCTAAGCAGATTAAACACTAAGATATATGCCAGAATTAATACATACATTTACCGGAGGGAAAATGAATAAAGATCTCGACGAGAGATTGGTTCCTAATGGTGAATATCGAGATGCTTTAAATTTAGAGGTTGCTTCATCTGATACTTCTCAGGTGGGAACATTTCAGAATTTAAAAGGAAATACTGAAAAAGCATATTCTAATTATAATGCTAACACTGGCGAGTATACTACGTGGGACCCAAACGTATATATAAGTGAGTTAACTAACGCTACTTGTATAGGCTCTATTGCGGAACCTAATTCGGATATAATATACTGGTTTATTACTTCAGACACTTATGATGCAATAGCCAGCTATAACACTACTACCCAAGTTACTTTGCCATTAATAGTAGATACACAAAATATTTTTAATTTCAATGCTGATAACTTAATAACAGGTATAAACATATTAGAAGGTATATTGCTTTGGACAGACAATCAAACAGAACCTAAGCAAATATATATATCTGAATGGGCAGGGTCTACACCTAACTTTATTACTCATTCACAAATTTATAATAGGGATTTTATAGAATCAGACACTACTGTTATAAAAAAGTTTCCCTTGAAACCACCTATAATAACCGCTTATTCTACAGCCACTGTTGACGACAATGGTGACCCTGCAGTTGTGGATACTGCAACTTTATATTCATTCTATGTGCAAGCACCAGGGGGAACGGTTGGCCAAGGAACCCCCATGACTCCAACTAGCGGTCCTCAGATTTTAGAATGGCAAGGTAATACTTTACCTTTCTATAAAGTGGGCCAAGTATTGATATTAATTAGTGCTTCTGCGGATGATCAGGACCCTAAATCTATTATTCGCGTTAGTATTGACAGTATTGAAGGTTCAGGAAGCAATCAAACAGGGGTTACAGTTACGGTCCTTTCAGTCGGTCTATCTGACGATGGAGAACTAAACAAGCAAACTTTATACGATGTTACTCTAGAAGAAGAAAAACCTTTTTTTGAATTTAGATTTGCTAGATTCGGCTACAGATACAAATATAAAAACAACGAAGTATCAGCATATTCTCCTTTTTCTAATCCAGCATTTATTCCAGGAGAGTTTAATTACTCCCCTAAGGAAGGCTACAACCTAGGTATGGTTAATAATATAAGGCAGCTTGAAATTTCAGAATTTATACCTATAGATATACCAATCGACGTAACAGATGTAGATATTCTATACAAAGCATCAAACAATGCTAATGTTTACGTGGTTGACACTTTTAAAGAAACAGATTCAGAATGGATTTCCAATACATTTAATATATCAACCGAAATAATAACTTCTGTTGTACAAAGTAATCAGTTATTAAGGCCTTACGACAACGTACCTAGATTCGCTTTAGGACAAGAAGTAGTGGCTAATAGACTAATATTTGCAAACTACACACAGAATTTTGACATGCTAACCTCCACTCTGGACCCTCTGCAAGTTAACTTAAGTGTTTCCGTGTTGTCTGATACAATACTAAGCACTGTATCCGGCGAAACCACAGGTCAAGGCTTAGAGGGTAAAAGTGTATATCCCTCAGTAAAAAGTATTAGAACCTACCAGATAGGTGTTGGATATCAGGATGAATACGGTAGAACCACCCCTGTATTTACAGGTAAAGATGCATCTGTTGTAGTAGAAAAATCAGGAGCTTCACTTACAAACAGCTTAACAGCTCAATTAATTAATACTAAGCCTTATTATGCTCAAGGTAAGACTTTCTCTACTTTTAAATATTATGTAAAAGAAACCAGCCAAGAGTATTACAACATATGTTTAGACCGGTTTTATGATGCTGAAGATGGTAATATATGGTTATCATTTCCGTCTGCTGAAAGAAACAAAATAGATGGAGAGACTTTTCTTATATTAAAAAAAGAGCATGATAATAACAATGCAGTAACAGCAGAAGCTAGATATAAAGTTATAGCTATTGAAAATGAAGCCCCTTTGTTTTTAAAGGAAACAAAACTGTCAATGGGAATAATGTCTACGGAATTTTTTACCGGAGGTGTACCTATAGAGGGTACCAATGAAATATGGGTTTTAAAAGAAGGGTCAACACCGGCGGGGTTTGATGAAGTTTTTGGAGAGAACACAAGAACAGAGTCTAGTTTGCTTCTTAGAGTTCTTAGCGCTTCGAATCAAAGTAATTATTATAAGATTTCAACTTTTGGGTTAGCAGGGGATAAAAATCAATACGTAAGAATAGTATCCTCGAAACCATTCGAAGAAGATATGTTTTTTACAACAGCTAATCCCGATGGCTCTGGAGGTGTAGTAGCGGGGTTATCACTAGAGATATTAAGAACTGAAAGTTTAAACAAAGCGGAGTTTACTGGTAGATTTTTTGTTAAAGTAAATGAAGATGCTTCTTTGAGAAATAGTGTACTTGCTGCCAATTCTACAACTAGTACTAAATACGTAAGAAAAGCTTTTGAGCCTGTTTATTATTTAGATGGGCAGTATACAGGTAAGGGTTTTTGGAGAGGAGCTTGGTTAAACAATGATGCTGTTTCTGGGAGAAGCAGAATGTTTATAGATAAAATGTACACGTCTTGTGGTAGATCATTAACTAACAGAAGAGGGCAGGGTATTTCTGGGGGAAGTATGGACATATCTTATGCAGGAGGCTATGGAAGAGGGGCAACTAAAAAAGGTATTTATTTGTCAAGGCCGGCTTTAGTGTCTCAACTAAGTTCAGTCGGTACTCTATTTAGATTTATAGACGCAGGAAACGGAATAAAGGATCCAGATGGCACAGTTTATAAGATTACAAAGTCAAAGAAGCAGCTAGGTACCTGTTACGACTGTAAAGGAGGCGGGAGATTTAACGATGAGTTAAATCAACTTGTGAGATGGTCTCTTGAATTTGTTCAAGTGGAAGACAATTTTAGCACTTTAAGTTGGAATCCAGTAACAGCTTCTGATGGAATTACAAAATGGGTTTACCCTAGCCCGAATAACTACGCAGATTCCTACGTAGGTATTGAATTTCTTGGCTTAGACTTAAGCGATGATGCTTTTACAACAGAAAACCCAGCTATTTTTGAAACAGAACCGAAAGAAGCAACTGATCTAGATATTTATTACGAGATAGCAGGTAATTATCCCATGAGCGAGCATGGTAATGTGCATAAACTAGACTGGTTTAATTGCTATTCATTTGGAAACGGAGTTGAATCTGACAGAATTAGGGATGATTACAATGCTTCCACTATGAATAACGGCGTTAAAGCAAGCGCTGTTCTTGACGAGCCTTACCAGCAAGAAACAAGGTCTAATGGTTTAATATTTTCACAAATATTTAATTCAACATCAGGGGTAAATGGTTTAAATCAATTTATTCAAGCTGAAAGCATAACTAAAGACGTTAATCCAGAGTATGGATCAATTCAAAAACTGTACGCTAGAGACACTGATTTAATTACATTGTGCGAGAATAAGTCAATGAAAATTTTAGCCAATAAGGATGCTTTATTTAACGCTGACGGAAGCGCAAACGTAACATCTAATAGAGCTGTTCTTGGTCAAACAATAACATATCAAGGCGAATACGGTATTGGTACAAATCCAGAATCATTTGCGGAGTTTGGCTTTAGAATGTATTACGTAGATCCGAATAGAGGAACTGTTATAAGACTATCTAACGACGGAATAACGCCTATTTCAAACTATGGTATGGAAGGTTTTTTTCAAGATAATCTACCTATTAATAAAAAAATAATTGGTTCGTGGGATGCTAATATGAGAAATTACAATATTACTCTTAACACCCTCACCCCCTATTGGCAACAAACCTTAGGAGCAGGCAAAACAGATAGGCTAAATAAAGATCCAGAATGTGGTGCTTTTATTAACGAGTATCCAACTTATTCAACTACAATATCTTTTAAAGACGATCTAAACGGTTGGACCTCTAGGAAAACATATATACCAGAAAATGGAATTAGTTTAAACAATACTTATTACGCTTTCAAGTTAGGTAAGATTTGGGAAATGAACTCTAACACTTCGTATAATAACTTTTTCGGTATAGGTCCATCTGACGTAAGCTTAGGATCTTATTACGAAAGTTCTTTTACTACTATTTTTAATGAAAGTCCTACATCTGTAAAAGATTTTAGAACCATTAGTTACAGCGGAACAAACTCTCGTGAATATATATACAAGACCACAGCAACGGGGGCTAAAACTTTTTCTTTAGCTCAAGTGCAAGCGCAGCAATTAATACCTACAGAATTTTCAACAACTAAAGGGTGGTACGCTAATTCAATAGTAACAGATTTGCAAGAGGGGGAAGCCAAAGAGCTTATAAATAAAGAAGGCAAATATTACAATTATATAAAAGGATTACCTACGTTTTTTGTGGATGACTGCAATAACAATGTAGACTCACATGAATTTAATGTGCAGGGCATTGGAAGAGCAAGTGCTATAAGTGGTGCAGTAAAAACTTCGTTTACAGTAACAAATAAAATTGATCCAGATTGTTCGGAGAACTAAAAAAACTAAAGCATGGCATTTGATAATTTTACAGTAAATGTAGTAAGTTTTAATGAAGAGGGAGGAGTAGACTGGACACAGAGTCGTCCTTCCGTAGCGTTAACTATAACTCCTAATGCGGGGTATGTAATAAATGTTGCGGATTTTTCGCCTAGAAACACATTGCCTAACTATGTTGACTCTGTTACGTTTTCACAATCAGGGGCTAATATAGAGTGCGTAATATTATACACGTCACCCAGTGTAATGCCTAGCAGCAATGTATTAATAGCTTTATGTATTAATGGATCGGCATCTTTAAGCGAAGTATCTGTAGCTGGTGTAGTTAATTATTACACAACTTTTGCATCAACAGGAGTTCCTTCATCATCAGCTCCATATAATGGTACAGGCGTAATTTCTTCTACATCAGAGATAACCAACTTAACTGTAACAGCTACGACCGGATATTATTTTCCAGAGTTACCCACAGCTTCTTTAGTTGTCGGCTCGTTAACTGATTACTCAATTGTGCCAACGTTGATTAATGACGCGGCAGGAAATCTTATACAAGTAAATTTTGCCGTAAACTACACGTTTCCAAATTACTCAGTGACTGGAGACCGTATAGTAGTTACAGCTAATGCAGCTGAAATATATAGTCCATCTACAGAAATACAATCTTATTCCATGAATCTTGCAAACGTGATAGTATCTGGGGAAACTAGACCTATTACGATTTACGGTATAACAGGAGCGGCGTGGCAATTACAAGTTACAGAAAGTGTTGTAGGTACAACGATTGGGTCATTTTCAGGGACAATAGACAGTAGTGGCTCAGTTACGGAAAGCGTAATTTTTCCAGCATCTTCAGTTGATGTTGTTTATACATTTACATTAACTGGTGATTTAGCTAGTTCTTTTTGTACAACGTCACCATGCGTTACAGGACAGCCTTCCGTATGGCAAATACATCAATATACAACGCAAGACGTTAGTTTTAATTTAACATCTACGTTTTCAAGCATAACAGTCGGGGCCGCTGACATTAAGTCTTTTAGTGCTTTAGGGACACCTGGTGTTACCGCTTATAGCGTATCAGCTGAGAAGCCAGGAAGTAGTCAAAACTTTGTTTTTGATACAATACCCACTAATTTAGACTGGTCAAATCAAAATGGAGACTTCCCTATTACTGAGCAAGCGGTACAAGCTCCTTTGACAATAGCTGTAAATAATTCATCAGATCCTAAAACTTTAGTTATAAGTTTAAATACAAACATTGCTAACGTAGGAATTCAGTCTTTATCAAGTGTGCTTAATCTTGATAACTTCTTACTAGCGTACACAGAGTTAAGTTTATGTTATGCGCTAACTGAGGATGGTTTATGTTGTGGTACTCCGGAGTCTCGCACGGTATTTGCGCAGGGAGATGTAGCTAATTTAGCTGGCGTAACAGGTGATTTATATACGGATACTAGCTTTCAAACTAAAGCCCCTGATGGATATTATAGTGATCATTCAGGTATAGATTGCAGCGTGGCTCCAGTTCCTGAAGAAGGTGTAACGGGGTGGGTGGACTATTCTGCATTCTACACATCGGGTATTTTAAATAACAGGTTCTATGCCTTTGGGGATTACATGGCTTACTCTACTACAACTACTTCAGTTAGTTTAAATATAGTTACAGCATCGACTGCAACATATAGTTTTGAAATATTTGCAGCAGCATCAAATCTAAGTGCAGATTTTTCAACCGTATTACCTGAAAGCCCTGCAGTGGTTGTGCTTAGCTCAGGACCCGTAAGCGGCGATAACAAAGTGAATGTGCCTTTCCTACAAGAATTTCCAAATCAATCTTACACTGTAGTTATAACATCAACATCGACAATACTATTCGATAAAATTACTTGGGAATATAGAAATCCAAATGGAGCTGCCGGCTTGAATCTTGGCGATTGGGATTACATTCTTGCAAATTATACTCATAATTAAAATAATAAATAAATAAATAAATAAATAAAATATGGCAACTTATAGACAACAAACAGGTTCTTCATTGCTAGGCTCCAACAATTGCCCTAACTGTTACACCACTTTATCTTTATGTTATTCTTCAACAAGCGCCAGTGATGTGTGCTGTAATGTAGTGTCGCTAGTTAACGTATACGTTCCAGTAGGAGAAAATTTTACAACTGCTTCTAATCTTTACGCAACCACTGCTTTATCTGGAGGATCGTTAGCAGCTGCTGGTTTTTACAGTGCTGATGGACCGTGCTCACAGGTATAAATAAATAAATAAAAAAATATGGCTAACTATAGAGAACAAACAGCTACAGACCTAGAGGTTTTAACAACTTGCAGTTCGTGTGTTGCGCTTCCTACAATCGTAACTACAAGCGTGTCAAACGAGACAGGCACCGCTGCTGATAGCGGAGGTGAAACCATAACAGACGGAGGTGGAACAGTATCTCAAAAGGGTATACAATGGAGTGCTGATAATTTCGCCACACAAATGGGAGCGACAGCCGTAGGAGCAGGTACTGCTAGTTTCGCTAGTTCCATTACAGGCTTAACCGTTAATAGTACTTACTACGTTAGAGCTTTTGCTACAAACGAAATCGGGACTGCTTTTGGCGCAATAATACAATTTGTATCTGCTGTTAGTTTTACTTGCGGAGCTGCAACTATTTCCGGTAATGCTGGTGTCCAGGATACTAATATAAATCTAGACAGCTCTGGAGGGCTTCTAGCTTTCCTTCTTTATGCTTCTTCTGTTCCAGACAAATTAGAGATTATACATGGTAATCCTTCTAATGGAACTAAAGTATCTACATCTGGTGTGTCTGCAACCGGTAATTCAGGGCCATTTGATAACACTTATGGAACAGAGCCCAGTAACCTCATCCCTTCTAAGCCTCAAGCTATAGCTAACGCTCAATTTATAGGTGATGATATTCAAAGCCCTTGGACTGTTACAAGGCTAACGGAGTTTAATACAGCTACAGGTTATACAGTGGTTAATTTGAACCCCGGTGGAAGTGGCAACCCAACCTATCAGCAAGTAATTTGGTGGGAGTACACAACTGCAGACTTTCAATCAAATCCTATTGCTACCGTTAGGATCACAGGAACAGCTAATACTGCATGGAAAGTTTTTAGGCTTTGCTGCCCAGATAATAACTGTACGTAACAAAACTAATAAAAAATAAATAAATAAACAATATGGCAACTTTTAGACGACAACAAACAGGTACCCTGCAGAGTACAGATACCTGTACTCCATGCTTATACTCAATACCATTATGTTATTCGCAAACAAGCTCCAACGACTTATGCTGTGGAAATCCAACACCAGTCACCGTATATATTTTAACAGGGCAAACTTTTGACGGAGCCAATCCGGCGACTGTTCTTTATCAATCAGATGGCACACTTGCTGCAGATGGATATTACAGTGACGATGTAACGTGTAGCGCACCACCTCAATAAATAAATAAATATGGACTTGATAACACTAACATTTACTCAACCCTTAAATGTATCTATACAGGTAGGAGACACAACTTATTACAGTAATGAAATAAATGGTGCTGATATACAGATTATGGGAGCAATAACAGCTGTTGATAGAGTCTTAAATACAGTGACAACAGAAATAAGCACAAGTGCAGCAAGACCTGATTTAACTAGCTTTATATTGTTCAGTAAAACTGCTAGTGTAAACACCAGTGGGTTAAAAGGTTATTACGCTGAAATGCAATTTAAAAATAATTCTGTGGATTACGCAGAGTTGTTTTCCGTAGGATCTGATATTTTTGTAAGTAGCAAATAATATGTAATAATAACACTATAAAACTAATATAATGGTAGGACAAGTAATAGGCGGTTTAACAGGCATTGCTTCAGGAATAATAGGGTCTGGAAAAAGAAAACGAGAACAACGAGAGGCTCAAAAAGAATATGATCAAAGAAAAGCTAGCTTTGAGGGATTGGATACATCTAATGTGTATGCCAACATGGAGAATACTATGGAAGATTTAACTGTTAATACACAACAAGCTGATTTTCAAGCTCAGCAATCTCAACAAGGTTTATCTAATATAATGGGTAATATGCAAGGTGCTGCAGGTGGATCTGGTATTGCGGCTTTAGCTCAATCACTAGCGGGTCAGCAACAGAATCAAGCTAGACAAGCGTCCGCTGACATAGGTAGGCAAGAGCAATCAAACCAGATGGCTGAAAGACAACAGGCAGGTAACTTACAACTGTATGAGAAAAAAGGAGAATTAATTTCTAGAGATGCGAATAAAGAGAAAGTAGAAACGTTAATGGGAATGTCTCAACAAAGGTTAGGAGCAGCTAACAAAGCCAGACAAGACGCTACAGGCGC